CATACTTATTGTAAATAGACTCAAGGTCATAGCTGTCGTACTCTTTGGACGAAAGAATAATTTCGCCGCTAAAATCAGAGAATCTACATTTAACACCTTCAACCCTATTCACCTGTTTAACAAGCTTATGAATAGGAAAATCTTTTGCTTTTTTATAATAATAAAAACTGTAATAATTTTCATAGTTTAAGTTTGTTTATAAAAAATATTATTTGCAAAAAAAAATAAAGAGTGCTATAATATATTTCACAAATAAATATGGGGACGCAAAGGTTTCGACGGGGTTATGAGGTTATAGGTAGCAAGTCAGGCTTGTCGCTGTGAGAGACTAAACACATCGTTTAGATGGAAACAAAGAATACGCTTTAGCTGCTTAGTTCAGCTACACCTTGGATAACTTATTCTATACGGGTTTTTCAAAGGTGTCGACTAGTATAGATTACCATAAATGATTTCTCTAAGTTTATGGGACATTTTAGAGGATAGTTTTAGTTAGCCCTGTTTACGGGAGTAATTATTACGAAATTAAATAGTAAACTAAACTTGTAGAAGCTTATAGTCGTTGTGATTTCGGACACGAGTTCGACTCTCGTCGTCTCCACCAAAATGTATATCCAAGTCTTTGGAAAAGTTCCTTAGACTTTTTTTTATAAGATTTTTGACTAAAATGGAGGAACAGAATGTCAACAATTGCTGTTTTAATAACTGCCTTAGCACTGGCTATGGATGCTATGTCTCTTTCTATCTATCAGGGAATAGCCTCTACAGAAAATCAAAGAAAGCAAAATTTCATAAAAATAATATTAACATTTGGAATTTTTCAGTTTGCTATGGCATTAGTGGGATCATTGTCAGGAAGTTTATTTGTCCACTATATTTCATTGTATTCAAAGTATATTTCTTTTGCAATCTTCTTATTTTTAGGACTTATGATGTTGAAAGAAGCTTTGAAAAAAGAGAGTGGTTCTTTCAATCAGGATAATATTAATCCATTTATTTTAATCGCAAAAACGAATCACTATTTACAAGGCGCTTCTTATATTTTATATGACTTCGATAAAAATGGAGTTGATGAATTCAACCATCCTATTTTTGTTGATAAAGAAATAGTTGTAAAAAATGTGTTAGTAGCACCTGTAAAAACTGAAGACGTTCTAAATATAGTCAATTTAACTGGTAAAAAGGCTGAATACCAGCTAGGAATACCTAAGAGCGATAAGAACACTTGGGAAAATAGAGAAGTTGTATTTTTCGGTAAAAAGTGGAGAACCATTGGTATTCCTCAAGAGGGTATTGAGTCAATGATTCCGTTAAGTTGGAATAGGAAAATAATGGTAGAACGTTATGAGTAAAAAGTTCGAATTAAACTATAGCGGTGTAGCCGAACTGATGAAGAGTTCAGTTATGATTGAAGTACTGAGAGATAAGGCTCGAGGTATTCAAGAAGCAGCAGGAGACGGATATGAAGTCACTTCATATGTGGGTAAAAACAGGGCGAACGTGAGTGTAAAAACTAAGACTAAAAAAGCTATTAGAGATAACAACAAAAATAATACTCTACTAAAGGCGATGAGATAATGATAGAACTTATTGTCAAAGGATATCTATCAAAATTACTTGATATACCTATCGTTTTTGAACATCAAAAAAATTTACCTAAACAATTCGTCGTAATTCAAAAAACAAGTGGAAAAAGAGAAAACTTTTTAAATTCTTCAACAATAGCAATTCAAAGTTATGGAGCTTCACTGTTTGAAGCTGCTAAATTAAACGAAAAAATAAAAAATCTAATGTATGACTTGATAACAGTATCTGAGGTTTCTAAAGTTAGTTTAAATAGTGATTACAACCATACTGATTTAGAAACTAAAGAGTATAGATATCAAGCCGTATTTGATATTCATCATTATTAATAAAAAGGAGATAAAACATGGCAGACGTAACAAAAGTAACATCGGCAAAACCTAAGATTGGTGGAGCTATTTATTCTGCACCGCTAGGAACAGTACTTCCTACTGATGCAACTACAGACTTAAATGAAGCATTTAAAGCGTTAGGTTATATTTCAGAAGATGGATTAACTAACGAAAACACAGCAAGTACGGAAAACATAAAGGCATGGGGTGGAGATATCGTTGATACTGTACAAACAGAAAAAACCGATAAATTCACTTACACTTTAATTGAATCATTAAACATTGAGGTGTTAAAAGAAATTTACGGTAAAGATAACGTAAGTGGAGATGTTGAAACAGGTATTACAATTAAAGCTAACACTAAAGAATTAGTACAGCATTCAGTTGTTATTGAGATGGTGTTAAAAGGTGGTATCCTAAAACGTATTGTAATTCCTAACGGTAAAATCGGGGAAGTAGGGGAAATCAAATACACTGACTCTGAAATGGTCGGATTTGAAACTACTCTAAATGCTTTCCCGGATTCAGAAGGAAACACACACTACGAATATATTAAAAAGAAATAAAGATAGGAGATAAGTAGATGAAAAAATTAACAGGTGTCACTAAGTCGGGATTTGCTTATTCGATTTTAGAGAAAAATGTAAGAAACTATGAATTAGTAGAAGCGTTAGGAGAATTAGAAACTAATCCTCTTGCTTTACCTCGTGTGATGAATCTTTTATTAGGTAAAGAACAAGCTCAAAAATTAAAAGATCATTTAAGAGATGAAGACGGAGTTGTTGACACTGAACAAATCACGTCAGAACTTAAGAATATTTTCGAATCTCAAAAACGATTAAAAAACTAGTAATCCTTGCTAGTATGCTGAGTACTGATGAAGACGCTGTAATTTGTGATTTAGCAGAAACTTATCAAATATATAATTACAAAGATATGCCACCAGATACGGTGGCTATTTTTTGTAGTGGTTTGAGAGAAGATTCTAGAATCAAGATGAAAATGACAGGACAAAAAGTAAAATTAGATACTATGTTGTTAGCTTCTGCGGTTGATAAATTAAGTCTACTAGTGTGGACGAAAACAAAAGACGGTCAAAAGGGAAGAAACAAACCTACGTCACTTGTTGAAAGTATCAATAAACCTGTTAAGGTCAAGGAACAATTAGTATTCACAACTGGTGAGGAGTTCGAAAGAGTAAGAAATAAAATATTGAGGGAAGGAGGATAATATGGCAACAAATTTAGGTAAAGCATATGTACAAATTATGCCTTCCGCAAAAGGGATATCTGGAATGATATCAAAGGAGCTAGACGGAGAAGTTTCAAGTGCTGGGAAGAGTGCTGGAAATAGTCTAGTCTCAACAATTAAAGGTGCGGTAGTTGCTGCTGGAATAGGTAAGCTTTTTGCTTCTTCACTTATGGAAGGTGGAAAACTCCAACAGTCGCTAGGTGGAGTAGAAACTCTGTTTAAAAACAACGCAAATATGGTTAAACAGTATGCTAATGAAGCTTACAAAACTACAGGGTTATCTGCTAACGCTTATATGGAAACTGTAACGGGATTTAGTGCTAGTTTACTTCAATCATTAGGCGGAGACACAGCAAAAGCTGCTAAGGTGGCAAATACTGCTATGGTTGATATGGCGGATAACTCAAATAAGATGGGTACATCAATGGAGCTTATCCAAAATGCTTATCAAGGATTTGCAAAACAAAACTATACAATGTTAGATAACCTAAAATTGGGTTATGGTGGTACTAAACAGGAAATGCAAAGACTGTTAGCAGATGCACAGAAACTAACAGGTGTCAAGTATGATATCAACAACCTATCTGATGTGTACGAAGCAATTCACGTTATTCAAAAAGAATTAGATATCACAGGTACTACAGCAAAAGAAGCATCGACAACCTTACAAGGTTCATTTGCTAGTATGAAAGCAGCATTCATGAATTTACTGGGGAATTTGTCACTTGGTAATGATATTAAACCGGCTTTACAACAATTAGCTAGTACTACAATGACTTTCCTTGTGGGTAACTTTCTACCTATGGTTGGTAACATACTAAAAAGTTTACCAACTCTCGTGATAGGTGCATTCTCTGGACTGGCTGAACAGTTACGGGGAGTGTTTGGAGATGAAGTAGTAAACAAAATTCAAGGATATTTAACGCAAGTTTCGGGAGCTGTAGAATCATTTATGAATGTGTTAACAGGTTCAATGTCTAAGCAAGAAGGTATTGACCTAATGAAAACACTAGGAATTAATGAGGGAACAGCTGATTCTATTGTTAGTATTGCTGATAATATCCGAACTGCTTTTCAAAATATTTGGGAAGCGATTAAGAATGTAGGAGCAATTGTTGGAGAATTTGTCGGAGATCTATTAGGTATTAATGATACTGAAAGTAGTGTTAGTTCGTTGGGAACAGCTTTTGAAGTATTGAGTGGTGTTGTAATATTTGTAAGGGGCGAACGGTTAGCCTCATTCCAATCTTCAAAGGAGGAAGAGAAGCAGGATTAACAGGATTTTCCGTTAAATATG